GCCAGCGCGTTTCCGATGATTGCTTCAGCGGTCTGCTTGTTCGAGCCAACCGCAGCAGCAAGGCCGTCTGCGTTCTCTTTGATTGCATCAGCCAGTTCTGCCAGTTTTCCGCTGCTGTCTACCGCGTTCTCGATCATGTCTTTGAACGTATCAGTCTCTTTAATCTCCTCCAGGATTGCATCGGTGATATCACTGAAGTCGTCCGTTGGTTTTCCAGAAGCCTCTACAAATCCTGAAACGCCAAATGCATTACGAGTTCGAACATAAACGTAATAAACATGGTCAAACTTAAGTTTTTGGATGGTCCACTGATTGCCACGGCCAAGGAATTGAGCTTTATTCTCAATGTCGTCGGACAATGGAATCGGAGTCTCACCTGCGTACCAAAATTCAAAAGAAGTATCAGATGTGGCAGTAACAGACATGACCGGAACTAAAGTGGCCTGAAGTGGGCCAGGTACCCACTGAACGGAGTTAGGAGCCTTTGGCGCGCCTATAATAAGACTCACCTGAGTTTCGGCGCCTTTCATCCCGTTTTCATTGCGCCCACGAACGCCGAGCGTGTAGCTACCGGCAGCAAGGCCGTAAAACTCATACCGGAACTGGTCAGTTTCGTACTGAGATACCAGCTTCCCATCAGCACTGTAGATGTACAGCTCAAACACCAGCTTTTTAGTAGTGGTTGCCGTCTCCCACGTTGCTGTAACCTGGACGGTCTCGGTGTTTGTGTTCAGGATTCGCAGGTTTTCCACGTTAGGCACGCGGTAGCCGTTCAGCGTATCGCTGGGAACTTCAAACACTGCACCCTCGTCAACGATGGCCTGTTTGTTGGGGTCGTGCAATGAGGCCGTTATGCTGTATACGGAGTTGTTTTCCGTTTCGGCAACGCTCAGTATCCGGAAAAGGCGAATCGCAACGCTTGCGGTTGAAATGGCAAATACAGTTCCCGCCCTCACCCATTCAGGTTCGTTTTTGAGTGTGACGTTGTTTCCGTTAACGCCATCAATCTCATAGCGAGAGAACTTTCCGTCCCTCCCCATAATCGACATAGTGGAGCCGTCCGTTACTACCGAGGAATCAACCGCGTCAACCGTTATCACCCTCCCGGAATGAGAAACAATTCTCCCCCCGAGGCGAGTTCCTGCGTAGTCATTATCCATGACCTCAACGATATCACCCGGCGTGAAGTGGATAGCATCGCGTGCCATCTGGAAAGACAGTCTGCTGCTTTCACGCTTTGCTGTTTCCAGCAGCCATTTACCTGCCCGCCATGCCTGTCCGCGAGAGGTGCAGCCAAACGCCTCCAGAGTGGTTTCGTTGTAGTTCCCTTTGGCTATCATCTCATCGTCGGAAACGTACTCTTTCACCTGCTCCCATCCGTTGTCGGGGTCAGTCCAGGACACTACAACCGCATTGTATTTCTCTGAACGCTTTACAGAGCTTCGTTTGAACTCGCCATTCACAACGTTGGCGTTCGTGATTGTCGCAATCGGATCCTGTGGAGCGTCCAGCATTACGGACAGGCGCAGGCCGTCCCACAGCGCAATGCCACGGAACATGCTCGCTATCTTGTCGAGAATGTCTCGCGCACTCGCCTGCTCTGTGATGTAGGCGTTGAGCGTCATGCGTGGCTCTTTGCCGCCATACCCATCATCTACAAGCTGATCGCAATATTGCGACAGAATGTAGAGTGCGCCATCGTCAACATCGATGTATCCGGCGCGTTTCGCCAGGCCAAATCGGGTGTTTTTCGCCAGCTCACGGAACAGCCACGCCGGGTTGTTAGTCCATGCCTTTTTGAAGCCCCCCGTCCACAGCCCGGAGTAAGTTCTGGCAACTGGCTCGTAGTTATCCGGTACGTCAACGATCAGCCCGCGAAGATGATATGTGCGGCTCGGCGTGTCGGTGTACTGGTCACGGTCGATGACTGAGCCGGCAACAGCAGAGAACGGATAGCTAAGGTTGTCGTCGGTGATCTCGCTGTAGCTGTTCCAAACAGTCCCGTTTGACAGCAAATCGCTGCTGCTGTCAGGCGTAATGCGGCGAACGCGGATATCAAACGGTTTGGTGTCGGGGGCATCAATGACGTGCGCCTCAAGGTACTCGCCAGAGATTTTCCCTGTAATCGTCACCGTCTTCTCCATGACCCAGCCCGACGAGCCAGTTCTGGTCTCGATAACCATCGTTACAGAGGTGTTTTTCTGGTTACCCTTGGAGTCCTGCTCCATGAGCCCGGTGACGCCGATGTTAAAACGAACGCGGGTCACGTCCTGATCTGTCACGGTTCTAACCAGCGGGGTATCGTAAGTGACCTCAGTGTTAACAATGGTCGTCGCTTCGATTGCAGAGAAGCCGTTGATTGGCTCCTGAGTCTCCGATCCAGGTCGCCAGGCAACACTAATGCCGTTCACGTTGACATTACCGTTCGAGTCAGTGATAGGCGTCTTATTCAGTTTGAATGAAGACAGGTGCTCCTGATCCACCGGGCCCGCAATTGGCCCCTCAGATATCAGATCCAGTACCCGATAGAATTGTTTTGATTTGAGGTTATCGTCGAGTAGTTTTGGGGTTGATGCTTTACCGCCACCTGAAGACATAGCGCCACCTTAGCTGATTGATTCTTCCCAGTCGGAATTATTAGATGTGTCGATGCCGAGACTTATTACGTTGCTGCCGACCTCCATCTCACCGAGCAGTATCGGCACGGGATGTCCCTGCCCGACCCTGTTTTCTGCACTGGTAAACGAGTTATTCGTGAGGGTGTTTGTTTCGGCCGCTTCCGCTGAAGTTTTGCTTTTCATGTTCCGGGACATGTAGATGGAGTAAGCAACCGAGGCGGCAGACAGCACCAGTGAGGCAATGAGAACTATCGTACTGGTCTCAAGTCCCGCCCCCTCAACCACCGGGACAAACAGCACTACAGAGCCATCCTTCAGGCGCCGATCCATGTGCCACTGCACCGAAGACGTTTCAACATCCTCACCCGCCACTCGCATTCTTACTCTGGCGTTCAGGAATGCTTTTTTGAACTCATGATTCTGAGCAAGCAAAAGACGAATGCCCTGGGCAGGGGTATCAACGTTCAGCTCGACTTTGCGGAAATGTCGGCGTAAATGCCCTGCAAATTTAAAGATGAGCACTGTTCATGTCTCCATATGGAATGCATCTGCTTAACGTATGCCGGGCGCATTGGTTCTCTCCGACTAAGGTGTCCGGCATGGTCGTGATGAATTACCATGTTGCCATCGAGCAGAATCATTGCGTGGCAAGGGTCGGCGCCGGGGAATGGCTGCCTGATTATTACGTCACCTGGCAGCGCTTCTCCCGGCGATACCTGATTGAAGCCATTGCGCGACATGTTGTTCAGATAGAGATTCTCCCCTCTCAGCCACCAGCCATTCGTCCTTTCGAAGTCAGGGAGGTCAATGCCGCACAGGTGATACGCATCACGGAATAGCGAGTAACAATCAGTCACTCCGTGCTCGAACCGCCTCCCCAAAAGGTAATCCAACGGCCTGAACGTTCTGATTTTCCCGTTACAGGCCAGCACCCATGGAAGGCCCGATGCAACCTGGCATTTACGGTCGGATCCGGACAGAACCGGGCTGTTCATTGGGTGAGAGTGGAATACCGCAGTCACCTCTCCAGCCTCCTCGGCCGCCAGCCAGTCATCATCACTGATTCGGAAGTGATTTCCCGGCTCCGGGTGAACATTCCGACAGCGGAACAGTCGCCCGCCTTCCAGAATTAAGCCGCACACCTCATCCTGCGACGATGCCGCATAATCGAGTAATTCCTGCATCATGAAACCTTCTGAGATCCGGGGAAGCTGCTGATTGGCATTGGTTCAGGCCGTGGATAACGGAAGCGGCAGCCGCTACGGCGGTGAGAGCACTTATCTTTTGCCGGGTCAGTGGTTGGATTGTCGCGCTCATCTGCAACCGGCGGCCCGTCATATCCGCACCCGACCCCGCGATACAGCCACTGGCAGACGTCGGCAAGGATGGTTCGCGCCGGGATGATAGCGTTGTCGCAGTCAATCGGTGTCGCCAGCGTGTAGGTCACCTGCTCGAACGTCTCTTCCGTCATCTCCTCAACAACGTAGCGGGAAACCGCTTCCTGCGTCGGATCTGCGTCAGGGTTGCCATTGGGGAAGTTCACCGCGTCCAGGTATTTCACCGGAACCTGACGGCGGGTGATCACCACCCCAAGCATGTCGTCGAAGTCATGGTTTATGCCCGTCAGTAAACCCGTGACGTTCGCCACCACCATTGTTGGCCGGGCATATGTGCCTTCGTTCTTTGACTCGAACCCTTCGACTGCTATCGGGTATGCCTGATACTGATTCCCCTTCCAGATCACATTTCCGTAATATCCATTGGTGCCGGAATGGAACCGGATAAGGTCTCCGCCAAAGGGTTGCAGGTCGGCTTCGAACAGGTCGATAAACGCGCCTACTCCGGCGTCGACGCTGTCGATAATTAAATTTGCTGGTATGTCGCGCACGGCAAACTCCCATAAATAAGCCACCAAGTGGTGGCTACTGTTTGAATATCAGGATGTTGCTTACTGATAACCCTGGTTAACGTGTAAGCTCAGCCCGTCAGTGGTGGGACACTGACGTAACCATCGAAGGGGGATGGCTGATTACCTCTGATAAAGGAAAAATAATGTCAGAATTGAAATTAAACGCTATTGACTTTATTTCTTTTGCGGTCGCTGGAAATACATTCAAATTAAAAGCTAATTTGATTGGCCCTAATGACCAATTTCATTCGGTAAACCTAGATATAGCGCCAGATGAGATAAAGAATAAAACCATCGGTGAGATTGAAAAACTTGCTATTCAAGCCTTGCGTTCAGCTTGAATTACGGCAATTTGATCTAATTTCGCAGTGATTTGATTATAAGCACAGGTGTGAGCGCTAATAACTTCTTCCATCTGTGCTTTCATTGAATCAACCATAGCCTCTAACTCTTCCACACGTTGTTCTAAAGTCATAACTGTCTCCCGCCTTTCGGCTTATCGTGGTACTTGTTCAAAAGTGGCCGTCAGTTCAAACAGCGGCCCGGTCTTTGTCATATTCCAGGAGCGGCAGACAAACAGCTTCCGCACTCCCGTATCGGATGGCGTCCAGTAGAACGATTCAACCGCACCTCTAGCCTTGAGGAATGCCTCTGCATCCTTCGCGGGGTTGCTGCTGCACGAGCCGCTGACGCCGCGAAAGGTGAGCGAGTATTTATCCATCAGTGGATTGATACCCTTCACCTGTCGCTGTTCGTAACCGTCGCCGAGCTTAACGACGGCAACAGTCGGCGTGCGCTCAACGGAGTATGCTTTCTGTGGTGTCCATGTGAATGTTTCTGGCACTATGACCTCCGTAGTAACCCGTTAGGGCGCTGCTGATCACGAATGGTGCTGAGGCTAACCTGCTTCATCATCTGCGCCATTTTAGCCATTGTGGCATCGTCGATTCCGCCAGTAGTGTTGATGGTGAAATGGACAGTTTGATTAACAACTCCGCCACTACCCCCAACCTTATTTGCCGGAATAATCTTCCCTGACTGATTCGGGATGAATGCCTGCTGCCCCCCGGCGGTCTGGAAGATTTCAGAACGGCCATCCTCGTTGATTCGATAGGCGTTACCAGCAGATACCGTGCCGCCGTAACGGCGACCTCCGGCAAGAGCCAAACCCTTAGCTGCGACCATGGACTCTGCATAAGCAGCCTGACCTATCGCTGCGGCGCTACCGTACGTTGCGATTGAGGCACTCATTGCAGCCGGGGCCCACGCGGAAGCGGCAGCGGTAGCCTGAGCCATCGTCGACGCTAATGATGATGCTGCTGCGGCCTGCCCCATCAACTGGCTTTTAACCCACTCGACGCCCATCTGAACGAAGCCGCCAACAACGCTGTTCAGGATGGTAGTGCCGATGTTTGCCAGTGACTCCTGAAGGCTCTGAGTGCCGTTAATCAGCCCGGTTATGGCATTGGTCGCCCCACCCTGTAGCGAATCTACAGCGTCAGCCATCAGCTGATTGGTCGTGCTCTGGTTGCGGTAAATCTCCCATTGCGCCGCAATACGAGCCTGCTCATATTCGGTATTGGCTGCGTTCATCAGCTCGAGGCCGCGCTGAGTGATCTGACCTTTCTGCGTCTCAAATTGCTGAATGAGAGCCAGTTCCTGAGCATGCTGGTTAGCCAATTGCTGAACCGGGTCGATTTCACCGAGAGCAGATTGCTGAGGAGTGACTACCTGCTGGGCGCGGATTTTCGCAAGGTTAACCTGGTGGGCGGCCTCCAGTCGCTCGGATGTCTGATTGAACTGCTCCTGGCTGATTTTCTTCGCCGCCAGCGCTGTTTTCAGATCGTCAACATCCTGCTTATAGCTGGCGTTCTCGCGCGCTTCCGGCAATAACTTCTCAGCAGCAGCCTGCGCTTTAAGTGCATTGGCTGTGTCCCAAATTTCGCCTCGATATTTACCAGCCAGCGCTATTTGTTCCTGGGTAGCACCTTTGCCAAGTGATTGTTGCGCTGCGAGAACCGCTTGCTCTCTGCTTAGCTCAGAAGTAGAACCGGCAGCAAGTTCAGACTGCTGCTTCAGATTCGCAAGTTTTTGGGCGATTGCTTCTTGCTGATTAGCGTATTTGGTTGCTTCAGACGTGGCGTCTTTGGTTTCCTTTTTGCCTTTCTGCTGAGCTTGCTGGGCGTCGTATTCGGCAGCAGCCCTTTCCCTCGCCAGTCTGACATCAGCTTCAGTCCCACCAAGTTTTCTGATGTCCTGCTCAGCCTTCAACTGCGCACGCTTGCGATCGTTAAGCTCGCTCTGGAGCGTCACCTGGTCTTGCAGTTTATCAAGGTAATCCTGAACGTCTTTCGGCCGCTCTACCATCAAACTGCTGGAGTTGAATTTATCCTTCGCCTTTGAGGCGAAATTAATCATATCGCCAAGCTTGCCCATCATTCCGGCGGTAACACTGGCCTCCTCACCATCACGGCGAAGAAGATCGATGCCCTGCCTCATCGTTCCGTTGAGCGTGGCACGTCCAATGTTAATAGCGCTCTGCGTCTGGCTAAGTCGATTTTGAGCACGTTCAAGTTCAAGTGTTGCAACCGCTAATTTATCCTGAGCGCCTCCTAATGCTTCTGCCGCCTGCCGTCCTCGGGTAGTGTTCGTTCCCCAGTTAGCAATCTCCCTTTCCTGCCTCTGAACAGCAGCAGTAGCGTCGTTAAATTCTTTCTGTGCGTCGGATACCGCATCGCTAAGAGTTGGCAGATTCTGGCTCAATTTGCCGATGGTGGCTGCCAGTTCGGTATGCGACATGGTCTGGAACTTGGCGCTCAGTTCATTGACGCTGTCTGCCAGTGTATTTGCGTCGTCTCTGGCCTCTTTAGCCCTCTGAGAGAAATACAGAATCGCGCTGGCAGCGAGCATGGCGGCACCAGCAGGACCACCAATGAGAGATAACCCACGACTAACCAGCCCGGCACCTGTGTACAACCCAGCCTGCGCCGCTTTATTTGCCGCAAGAGAGCGATTGTAGTTATCTACAGCTCCGGCTGCTGCCGTTCGTGCGGCAGACAAGCGTTGCTCGGCAGCCGCAGCATTTGTCGCGCTAACCGCTGTCTGCTTCATCATCTCAGCAAGGCGGATCTCGTCCAGCGCACGTTCTTTTGCGACGGCGGCAGCGCGGAGATCTGCTGTAGCTTTGCTTGCCGCAGCCTGTGCAGCCTGCATCTCTGCTGCTGACTGATTTCTTGCAGCAACTGCGGACTTTACCTTCGCAGCAGTAGCCATAGTCAGGGCGCCAACGTAGCGACTCCCCATAACAGCAGCGGCAGCGGTCAGGATGGCGCTGAGAGCGCCGATGTTCTCACTGACGCTGATCACGGCATCGTTGAAAATTGCCGTACCGGTTTTTACCGTGGAGTTTTCACCAAAGAACTTGGTGATGTTGTTCCCGGCAACCTGCAATGCCTGACTGATAGTTGTCGTGGTGTTGGCAAACTCGTTGCCGATCGCAGTTCCCTGCGAAAGTAGACCGTTAACCACAACATCAGTAGTCAACTTCCCGGCGGCGGCCATCTGGCGCATTTGACCGATGCTGACCCCCATTGAATCAGCAAGCGCCACAATTATTCTGTTGCCCTGCTCATTCACTGAGTTAAATTCTTCACCGCGAAGCGCACCAGAAGCCAATCCCTGCGAAAGCTGGATAATGGCGTTCTCGGCCTCTTGCGCAGTCGCACCAGAAACAACAAAGCCCTGGTTAATGATGGTTGTCAGCTTAGCCAGATCGTCGGCACTGGTCCCATACTCTCTGGTAGCCCTCTCAAGCCTCGCATACAGAGACGCCGTAGCGTCGAGGCTGCCGCGAGTTTGCTGCGTAATATTGAACACCCGTTCAGTAACGTCAACCAGCTGCTCGCTCGGTCGGAGGGCGTTAGCCAGTTTGTTATTGAGCGTAGTCCATGCGTCGGCGTATTGAGATACCTGTTGAACCGACAGGATAGCCATCAGGGAGGTAGCTACGCGGCTCAGACTGCCAAAGGATGACGTTAGCGATGAAGCGGCCTTGTCAGCCCGCTTGAAACCGCCTTCCATGCCGTCGGTTACGTCACGAACCTGCTTATCAGCACGCAGCAACTGTGCCGTATCGGCCTTAATCACATATTCAATATCGCCGACGTTCTGGGTCATTTCAATTTCTCCAGGCAATAAAAAACCCCGCCGGAGCGAGGTCTTGTTAGTTAGTCTTTTCCTTAGAGCAGGCCAGCTTTTCTTCTTGCCTCTTCCAAGTATTCTTCATCAGTTTTTTCTGGTCCGAGTTCCAATGGTTGCCGTCTTTGCCATTCCTTCAGCTTGTTGCTAAGCGCGTAGATGATTTTATCAAAATTCTTCTGGTGCCTATGTGCCCCAGTCACGTTCACTCCAAGCTTAAGTGAAGAGTCGATACCAACAGTACACGACTTATCCCCATCGGCATTAACTACGATAGATACATTTTCACCCCATGAAAAAAGTGAGATACCAGCACTAACGGAAACTCTGCGCAAAACATCGTCTTTTTGCTTTATAGACATTCCGACCTCTGGAATTGTCTCAATCAGTTTTTCGTAGGCAATGTCCGCCGGAAATGGAAATATCTGCTGTGTAGATTGACTGGCGAAACTCATATCCCTATCCCCATCAGTAAAAGATGGTCAAATCCTACCACCAGTTGACGGAATAATCAGCAGGGATCGGCGCAACGACAAAACCCGCAGTTAAGCGGGTTCGGATGCGCGCTTCAATCAGGCAGATTTGGTTGGAAGGTCGTTACGAATCTCTGGCTTCTTGTCGCAGGTAGTGCTGGAGAAATTGTTCTTTGATACCCACTGCCAGTTGAACGGATAGCCGGCGCGATACTGGGTCTGGTTGGCTACTTTGCGAACTCCGTAAATCTGCACGGTGGTATCTTGCCCGCCGAGCATTGCCACACCTTCACAGATCGGTTCCTGTTTCTCCATGATTCCTGCGCAACCAGCGAGGAGTGCAACGCAGATCGCAATAATTGGTAGTTTTTTCATTCCTTTATCCCTCTACGCCATTTTAGGCATTATCCTATAGCCATAGACTAAATGAGTAAACGACAACCACCCCCTCAATCTTTGTGGTTTTCAAATGCTCTATCACCGATTTTCCGCGCCATTGCGGATCTCTGATGGCCGTCAGTTTTCTGGCGGCTTCTTTTTCTCAGTAAATACCCGGCAAATACATTTGCACCTCATCAGCAACGCGATCACGCGCTGCATGGAGTAGCTTTTTGCGTCCGCCAACTCCCCACCTGGCCATCTGGCTGGCGCATCGGCTGATCTGTTTGGTTTCGGTATTGATGATGTGGTCGATTTTGTTCAGGCGGGACATGGCACTGATGCCGTTTCGGATCACCATCTGAAAGGTTTGGTACACTTTTATTTCGAATTCAACACTAAGCCATGCGGCATAGCGAATCGCCACCAGTTCTAACCCCCAGATACCAGGCTGAGCACCACCTTTGATAATCTTGACCGAAGCTATTTTTGTAGCTTTGGTCAGTTCTTGCGCAAACTTTTTAATTTGCCCACTTTTGATGAAGTTACTTGGCCTCTGTGATTCCGTGGCTTTGCCTTCAGCCACTGCGGCAGCGTGAAGATCATTGAGGTTGTAGCGCCCTTCGCCATCAACACGAACGGATACGCCGTTTACAGATACGGTTGGATAGTGCATGAGGTTTACCTATAGAAAGTGAGCCTGTCACACAGAGATAGCCGCCCCAGAGTACAACTAACTCTCAGGCTCGCTTTCTGTAGGCTCTAGGATTATAACGTGCGCGTGTGAAGCGCGTTGGTTTTATTGCAGGTGTAAAAAAGCCCCGCTATTGCGAGGCTGGTTGTGTTGCTCCGAAGGAGATTAATGCGGTCCGTTCCGTTGCGCGTCGATAGCCAGCATTTGCTCGGCCCAGTCCATAACCTCGTCGTATTTCTCCTGGGTTGGCACCCTGGCTTTCTCTTTCTGCGGGAACTTGGCATTCATGGCGGCTCGGAAGCTGGTCATTGTCATGTTCCAGGCATCTGACTCGCTCATTCCGAGGTGAGCAACAGCGGTGTAGACGAATGACCGTACATCGAATTTGTCGCTGTATTCGCCCTTCTTACCTTCGAACTCTTCCGGAGGCTGATCGCCCATTACGCCATGCAGAATCAGGTGGCGGGCAAGCTGGATAACATCCTCGATCGGGATAGCCCCAGGCTTGAACAGCAGCCGCCCTGCCGCGCTCACCGAGTACGAACCAATCAACTCTGCAACATCACCCTCTGAGCAATGCCGAACTACGTTTGCAGCCGATGCTGCCATTTCAGCAAAGCATCGGGCATTTGCCGCCTTCAGGATTTGAGCATCGGAGATTCGGTGTTTCGGGTAATGCCCGGCATGAACCTTCACGAAAGCATCAACAACCTGTTCCGGCGACCCAATACGAGACATGGCGAGGAATGAAGGGTTGAGGAATATCTCTTTGCCACTGGCGCAGACAACGGCCTGGCCGATATCGGTTATTGCTTTCATGAAACCTCTCAAAAAAAGGGGCCGAAGCCCCTGATATCACGCTGCGTTGACAACAACCGTAGCAGACCCGGACGTCACGCTGCCAGCTGTGGAGGAAGACACCTGACAACTGTATGATCCGGCATCACCGGCAGCCACGCTTGTTTTGGTGAATGTTGCTGATGTTGCGCCAGAGATGTCACTACCACCCTTCTTCCACTGGTAAGTCAGTGCTGAATTGTCAGACACAGTCGCAGCCACCGACAGGTTCAGCGTATCGCCAACGGTCAGCGCGCGATTCTGTGGCTGAGTAGTGATGGTGATAGTTGCACCAACGTCGCGCACGTCAACCTGACCGGCACTGGACGCCTCGACAGACCAGGTGGCAACGTCGTCGTGCGGCGCCTCATCGCCCCATGATGTCACCATGAACGGCCCTTCGGTGATATCGTTCGGAGAGATGATCTTGAACCATACATACGGCTGGTTGCTGGTCTCTGCTGGCGGGTTGTAGACGTGACGCTTAAGCGCGTTCTGCGCATAAACATCCTCTTTGCGGGTCACACCGTCACCAGAGAACGAAATGTTCTTGTAAGTAACGAGGTTCTCTTGCGTAAATGCAGCGCTCATGTCGCCGGTCGCATCTGCGGTTTCCCACTCTGCATTTACTGTTTTGCCGCGCATCATGCCGAGTCGGCGGTAAGCGCTGGCGGTTGGTTGTACTTCAGGGCATCCAATCGCGTAATAAACGACGACGTCGCGCCCGGTAAAAGCGCCCGATTCACACGCCATAGTGATTTATCTCCGTGTTATCTGGAAATGATGGTTTGAAAGGAAATGTCGAAGAGGTAACGACCTTCTTCGGTCTGGATGGCGGTGATGCCGCCTATTGGCTGCATCGAAATGATGCATTCGGTTTTGTAGTCGTCGATCATCGCCTGGCGGATGGCGTCGGCGCGATCTTCAATCTCGTTAATATTGCTGTCGTTCTGGCCTGACAGGAGGAGGATGCGGAAAAAATCGCGGGTTATAGCTTCTTCTGGCTTGCCGCCACCGTTCTGCTGGATGACAAGGTATCTTTCCCCCTCGGTATTCTCCAACTCATTCCAGAATCGCTTCTGGACGCGATAACCAACATCAAAGCCATGCGACTGCAACCACGCCCTCAGCGCGTCATACACCTCGTTACGCGTCATACTTTGTACCCTTGCTTGATGATGGCCTTAATCTCGTTGAGACCGTCACGCTCGAAACCTTTGGTCAGGAACCCCGGCTCGGCATCGGGATCCCAGTAGTTCCCCTTCCCCGTTCCGCCGCCGAATTCTTTTCCAGCGCGAGTTCTTCCGAAGTGTTCACGCGGCTGACCTTTTAGCTTCCCGGACATACCGTGAACGGCGGCAGCGTATGCAGCCGTGTACCCGACCTTTCCCTGCATCCCACCGGGCATTGGTTCAAGCTTTCTGTACTGGCTGTTGATAAGCGTGGATGTGTCAATGGGAGTAAGTAGCGCAGCGTGAGACGATCCGACAATAATGACCTCAGTCAGCACTCTTTCTGTGCGTGGCCCGGCAATTTCTGCCAGCACCTTGCGGGTGTTCATCTGAACACGCTTGATACCTTTAACGGGCATACCACCACCTGACTATTTCAATAAAAACAGCGTGGCAAGAGAAACCCAGGGCAAAGCAAGCTAATCCAAGAGAAAACATAATTCACCTCACGTCAGAATTTTGTAGTCTGGTTCTTCTTCGAAGAATGACATATCCCATTCCGTAACCGCTTTGATGATGTTTGCACCAGCTTTCAGCGGATCGGCCTGAGATGTTGTGTCACCTCTCGCGATGTACCAGTCTCGCTGCGGCATGGTTGCGTTAACGCCGTTACGCTTAAGCTCAGTGAAGAAAATCAGGTTCGTGGTGAACTCTTTCCCACTGGCATCTACCGCAACTTCATTGTTTGCCGTCCAGGTGCAGTCAATCAGGTAGGGGGTTCCGGTTGTCCAGGTGCTGTTCCAGTCGTCGTAGACTCGCGGGTAAACAGTGGCAACATTGGTATAGCTCCATGCAGCTGTTTCAGACACCGTTATCCTCCCACCGGATCACCTCCGGATTCTCCGCCGCAACCTTCCGGCACAGCAGATACCAGTCACCTTTGCTTTTGACGTATCCGGTAACGCGCTTACCACTGTCGGTCATCACCCAGACTTTGACAAAAGGCTCCGGCAGCCGCTTCTTAACCGATATCCATGCCATTACTTACTCCCGCTGCACATGCATCCACCCCTGGCAATCCATATGCCAGCAAAAGCTGTATTGGTCGGGTCTGGAGGGATGAGGTCATTAGCGCAGCCGTGTTTATCGGTGACGCGCAACAGTGCCAGCGCCCCTTTCCAGCGATCCGGAAACGACTGAAAACGGAATGAACGCGATGCACCATTGGGTGCAGTCTGGGAGCTAATGTACTTATCGCCCTGCCCCAGGCCCATCAATGCGAGCAAATACATCTGGATTGCCAACGCCTTTGATGCCGGGTAATGCGCATCGAGGCATTCCTGAATGCTGTTAACATCGTCCACTAACGCCTGAAGCATGAAGTCCGGGATGGTAATGCCCTGACTTTGCAAATACTCCTTCGCCTGTTCGAGAGTTACCATCAAAGACTCCTGAAATAGCCCCGCCGGAGCGGGGCATAAAAAAACCGCCTTGGAGGCGGCTGTTATTCAGCAGGAAAAAGATTTTCGAGTTCGCCATCCGGCAACAGCTCACTGAGCTTTTCAGCCCCGAGGTTGCCTTTAAACTCGATACCCAGCTCAGTAAGGCGGCCCTGAATAATCTCTTTGCGAGATTTCTCACCGGTGCCGGCATCAGGTGTTGCAGGGGTTAAAGCCGCATCGGAGAGATTAATCACATGAGGTTTCAGCGACGGATGCAGTTTCTCAATTTCAACCACATCACCGACGCTCACGCCATGCCATGATTTGATTACCTGGTATTTAGCCATGTTGCTCTCCTTATGCCAGGTTGGCGGCGTAGACCACGCCGGACAGGTCTTCGCCGTCTTTCTTAATCTGCAAGCCCTCAGCGCTCATAATCTGGAAATTATAATTCGACTGAGGCATTGGGCGTGGCAGAGGGACAACGCCGACGGCCATGCCGACCAGCGGGGAGATTACGTCCTGGCGACGCTCATAGGCGAGGAACTCATTGCCAGACAGCGCGTAGGACATCTGGATGGACTTCGCAGGAATGAACTTGCTGATCGCATCCAGAACGGTTCCGCTCAACAGGGCATTGGTGCCGGTGTTGATGTCTACCAGATACGGCTTCGCCATGTTTGCCCACACTTCCGGGCTGACCCACAACTTGTCGTAAGCGGTAACTTTGTTGCGGCGAGCCGTCAGGCCGAAAGGTCCGGTCGGGCCGAAGAAGGCCAGCAACTGAGCCGGGGTTGCGGCGGTGAGGTCAATATTGGCGCCGCCCGCTCCGCTACTCAGGTTGATCTTCTGCGTATTGCGGTGGTTTTTCATGCCCTGAGCTGGCAGACCATCAACAACAATGCTGGAGTCGCCGTTCAGATAGAAGTTGACGCGCTTCTTGTGGAATTTGCGCATCTTCGCGGACTGAGACTCCAGAACCAGATCGATACCAACAGTGTTCAGGCCAGCAGCATGACGCCAGTTGACGCCGTAACCGGCAGTAAATACCGGGATCGGGTCGCCATCAGAACCGAAGTTCGTGTGGTCGAAGGAATACGACGCCTGGCCATCGATGCTGATAGAAACGTCATCAGCGATATCACCAGACACGTTATACAGCTTCGCGGTTTTTCCGATAGGCAGCACAGTCTGCACGCCCATCAGGTCATTGACGATTTCCATGCCAATTTCCTGATCGCGCATCTGGATAATCTGGCGGTCAATCTCGGCCCAGAACTCACGGGCGAATCCACCTACAGCGTTAGCTGCCAGCATTTCCGGGGTCATGCTCTGGCGATATGAGTTAACCATCATGTCGTGATGATGGTTGAAGATGTTGCGGTTGGCCCACAGCTCATTCCAGTGCCCGCGCAGTCGGCTGTTAGCAGCCAGTGTTTCGGGGGTAAAATACATTCTTATTCTCCTTTACTCGCCGCCGCCGGTCGCCGGTGCAGCCACAGTGCCAACGCGCATGCGCACGCGGATGAAATCGGTAGTGCTGGCGGCAATGGTTGCATCATCCTGGCTGTAGCCGATCACCGAATCGGTATCCGCCGTTGCCTTCGTGAACTTACCATCTGCGCCCAGCTTGATCGGGTCGTCTTTGGCGTAGGTTCCGGCGACGCAGAGCAGCGCCAGCTCGCGGCCTTCTTCGACGTAGTTGCCTACAGCGGAATCACCAGCGGGAACGGCCTCTGTGATATTCAAGCCCTGATGATAGGCCACGTCGATGATGTAGATGCGACCAGTAAGCGCGGTTGCCTGCGCAAACTGATTGTCGCCATTGATAACAGCAGCCGTACCAGGCAGCAGTGCTGCGGCGGCGGCGCGGGTTTCGGTCTTGTACAGAGACTGACCGTCGATATTAACGCGGCGATAACGTGCCATTAGTCTGGCTCCTTATTTCTTGAAGTATTCGTCAGGGTTCGGCGCACCGGTTTCTTTCTGCTGTTGCGCAGAGTTAGTGCCCAGCGGCGCGGATTCACCGATGGTTTTGAACATTGCGTCCAGCGCATCGCCAGAAAGCGCGTTGGCCACGATTTCGCCGTGAACTTTTGCGACCGCTTCACGCTTCGATTTCTCTTCGGCGCGGGAGTTGGCGGTCAGGGTTTCGGTCAGCTTGTCCTGGTTGGCCTGTAGCGCATCAACCTTCTCCGCCAGAGGCTTAATAGCCTTTTCGGTATTGGTGGCGACGGCCTCGCTAACCATGCTGCCGATTTGTTCCAGTTCTTCTTTGGTTAAAGGCATGTCGCCCTCCGTTTTGTGGTTTGGTGCAGGCTGTTCCTGCGGTGTGAAAAATGATTTGAGCTTGTTGACGACGGAAACCCATGAACTCTGGCGCTGAACCTCTGTCCCGGTATCGTCAAAGACAATCTTTCCGCCCTCAGATTTGTATCCGTAAACCTTCGGATCGCCATTGTTGAGGATGATTACGGCCTGTGAGTCAGTGAAATCAGCCACCCAGGCGTATTCTTTCTCGCCGGGAGCGAATTTATCTTTCGCAGCCTTCTCCAGTCGGCGCTCGCGCTCGCGATATGTTTCTCCCACCAGAGCGCCGGAATTAGCCTTCAGTGGCGTGGCAAGGTCAGCATTCACCATCATCCCTACCCCCTGCTCTGGCGTAGCTGCGCCAACCTCATCCAGAAGGATTGCGTCATGGTCCATCGCGTGAATTTTCGCAACCCATGAAGCCCCCTGAGCTTTCTGCTCATCGTTCGCTTCAAGCTCCTCCAGGAATACGGCAACGCTGGTATGGATTGGCGGAACATCCTCGCCTTTCTCCAGCGCTTCAAGACGCTCAAGGAGGCGCTTTCCGTCATCCGTGCGCTTTGCCACTTCTGTGTCGATCCACTTCTCGACGTAGACGCGGTTGCCGGATTTCTTGACGTTTTTGTTCCATGCCCCTACATAACCCACATTCAGCCCCTCAGGACTAAAAGCAGAAACAAACTGACCGTTGACCTGTGGGTGTCCAAGCGGTGCCAGCGTCCCCTCCAGGCCACTGTAGTGCTGGTCAATCTCACTGGCCGGATACAGACCGCCGTTCATGACCACGTTCGCCGGAAGGGTGTAGGAAGGAACAACCCAGTGCTCGCGTCCGTTGTGCTGTTCGCGCCGGATGGCCTTACTGTTCACCTTCGAGGTGACATTAACTTGCATTGACATGAGTTAACCCTTAGCCCATTGGTAGCCACGGGCTTTCATTGTGTTAAATGTTTTCTGAGCTTTATCGATGATGGTGTCACTTAATGGCTTGCCGCTTTCATCGACCAGCACCGCGATTGTGGAGCATTTACAGTTCACGCTGTTTGCATCCTTAGCCCACCACTCCCGCTGCTCTTCTGCGGTATACAGATGGGCGTGACGCGCGGCATGGGTGCTTCGTGTCGTCGGGCTGAGCGCTGATATGTGCATCTGCTTTGTACGGATGCCATATCGTTCTCTGGCTTCGTCGTCTTCGTCCAGGCGCGCACGGCGCAACGCGGTGGTAATCTCCGTCCGGGCTATTCGATTAGCCCGGCGAGACTCAATTCCCGTCTGCTCAGTGATGCGCGTCGCTATTTCCAGCGGGTTCTGTCCGCGCCCCAGCCCATCGGTCAGAATCCGCGCCATGTCGGCTTTCACAGTGGCACTGAGGTTCTTCATTTCCTCAAAGGTGCGAGCGCGAACCAGAATCAGTCTGCGGCGGTACGGCTCACTCAGGAGGATTGTCGATACGCTTTCCTGTCCGGCAGCGTACACTGCTGACTGCTGCGCCAGATTGGCAAACTCCTGCGCCGTCCCGCGCTGATAAGCCGGGTTAACGTATTCAGTCCAGAACCAGAACCCCGTCTCGTTATCCGCACCCAATATCTCATCCACCAGCAATGAGGCATTGCTGAGGAGCATTGATAGCTGGGTGGAATCGAGGTCGAAGGTGTAACGCTGGTTTACTGATGGCGATGCAGGAATGCGGTCGAGAATGCCCTTGTACGCCTTGCCAATTCGCTTCATTCTCCTGGCGAACTCGCTCATTGCCCCGCGCTCAAGTCGGTCGGCACCCGTCGGGTCTTTAAGGTTTCCCGGAAGTATCGGTGACTTCGCTTTCTTCTTCGTCATCATCTACCTCTGGAAGCGGTTCTGGCGAGCCCTCATACCCGGCGGCCACGCGAATTTCTTCACCAGTAAACACCTGCTCACCCGTGCCGATGGAAGCGCTGTTGATTTGCGACATCTTCTGAGCGGCATCCAGTTTTTCACTGTCGCTTTGCGCGTTGAGGTTGTCCCAGATAACGGTCTTCTGACTGACCGGGTCGAGGATGCTTAATTCGATCAGCTTGTCGCAGAAGTCCTCAATCTCGAATGACAGGTCGCCACGGCGAGACTGGCAGCGAGTATTGAAGTATTTCTGGTCCTCAGTGCTTGAGCGCTCGGCCTGCTGATTACCAACCAGAATGCGCGTCGGGATATCAACTCCGGCGGCCGCGGTTTGCAGGTTGACGTTATATGTTGGTGCAGGATCGGACACGGCGGCCACAATCGGAGCAACTGAAGCCCCCTGCGTTATGAGTACCGTGTCATTCCCGATATTCATCTCTCGGGCCACCTTGTCATATATTTCGCTAAGTTCGCTGTAGTCGACGCCGTGAGCCCTGGCTATTTCATCCAGCCTTGCTTCTTTATCGAAATTGATGTTCAACTGGCGCGCGGCATTCTTAAGGAATGACTCGCCTGAACCGCCCTCCACCTTCTCCAGACTGACAAATGCGTTATAAGCTGGCTCCAGGAAGCCAATGGCATCTTCCGAGTAATCGCCAAGGATGAATACCCGATCCGGGTGGATATTGACGCGTCGGCTTGAACCATTCGGCAACCGTTCGGCGTACTGCCACATTTTCGGCTGACCGTAAGTCTTCGAGTTCAGGCCGGTGTCCCACTCGCTCACCGTGAGCGATCCGGCCCACGCCACAGATATTTTCTGAAGACCTCGCCCTTTGGTAACCGGAAGGCTCCAGTCTTTTTCGTCGCGGA